TGGTGACCTTGACTCTTCTGTAGTAACGGTTGGTGTTTCTGTACAGACGACCTGCGCCAACATTAGTACCTTCCGCAAATGGGTTAGCAACAATACCATAACGGGTCTTGAAGCCAATTTTTGGTTGGAAGGAATTCTCACCAACGGCACGAACCATTTGGAGAGGAACATAAGGGCAATAGAACAGACCAGCATCATAAGGGGAAGAACCCTTATAACCAACAACGTAGTACTGGTTGCCTGGAGTTCCGTTACTTGCAGTAACGTTGGCAGCATAAGGATCGATATAGACCTTAAATTTGCCCATCAAAGTACCGGCAAAAGTATTGCCAGTGTCATCAACAGAAAGATTAGCGTTGAGTGCGGGGGTGTAGTCAAGAACACCAGCCATGGTCAGTGCTGAAGCAACGTCAGCAGAGCACATGATGATGTTACCCTTTCCTCTACGAGTTCTTTGTGCGATTGCGTTAGCATCACGCTCGATTTGGAACAAGAGACCCTTGAACTTCTCAACTGACCAACGACCGTTGGAGTCAACGTCAAGGTCAAAGATACCAGGAGTTGCAACGTTTTGAACTGCACCTTGCTCAGCAACTTTGTAGATGGTACGAATAACTTCGCGGTTGATTTCAGCAAGAATCTCTGTTGAGAGAATGTTTGCCAATTCCGCTTCAGCATTCAGACCATGAATTGCCTTGAGGTCTTGTGCGAGTTCTAATGAGTACTCAGCCTTCAGAGCTCTTGACTTTGCAGTAACGGTAACTTTCTCAATTGAGAAAGCCATTTCGTTGAACTGACCACCAGAAGTGGTGCCAAGATCTTCCGAGTCATCGGTACGCATTGCTTCACCAACATTGTATGGTGAAGGGTTGGTTGTTGCAGTTCCAACTGGGTTGAGAACTGATGGATTGGTGCCGTTTTGTGCGGTAGTACCAAAACCAACAGGAGCATCTGCAAATCCGTCAGTAAGTCCCTTAGCAGCATTCTGACCAGAGAATGAAGTATCAACTTCATTGAAGAATGCTTCAGTACCAGACTGATCGGTGTAGCGTGAACGCATTGCGAAGATGAGTCCAGTAGGACCGCTCATTGGTTGAACGCCAGCCAACTCGTATGCAACGAGGTTAGGCATTGAACGTCTGATCAATGAGATCAGAACAGGATCGAAACCTTGAGTAGCGCCAGTTGCGCTACCACTGAAACCGGGATAAGTACCTGATCCTGTATTGTTAGTTGGTGCAGTTTCTGTGAGGAATGAACCTGCTGTTTCGAAAGAGGACTGCTCTCTCAAAAATCTTTCTTGGTTTTCTAACAGGACGGCGGTTACAGCTCTCTTATGGGAATCTTTGATTTGATCAAGACCCTCATAGTTGAGGAGAGGTGCCCACTTTTCCTGCAATTGTTCGGATTGGAACATTTGCTTTTACCTTTTGTAGTGTGATTGTTTGCGTTTGAATTATATTAAATTCAATTATTTACTGAATGCTGAAAGAGTCTTCAGGTATTTTTCCATTGAACCTGAAATTGCTTCAGGAGCACTGTCTAAACCTTCGGATAATGTTTCAGTTATAGCTTTAGGAGATGCACCTTTCGTTGGAAAATATGCTTCCCTTAGCGTTGCCAGTTTTTCACGATATTCTTCCTCACTTCCAAACTCAACACTTTCGGCAAGTGAAGCGAGCTTGTCTTTCTGAGTGTCTGCAAGACCTTCAGAAACTTGATCTAAGATCCCATCAGCAACCGACTCTGCGAGACGCTTGTTAAGGGAAACGTTTTTCTCAATTTGCTCGTTGAGTTTTGTTTCCATTTCATCAAGTTTTTCTACCATACTCTCTAATACATCATATTTCTCTTCAGGGATTTGTACATAATGTTCTTCAAAAAGACCCTTCATTCCTGAAAGGAATGATTCGGTCATTTCGGTCTTAAGACCGCCTTCAATTGTGAGTGCGTTCTCAGTGAACCACTCATCAGATACATACTCAAGGTATGCATCTACACGTTCTGAAAGTTCAACCTTGATTTCTTCAATTTCTTCAGCAAGTGCTTCAGAATATTGAATTTCA